ATTTCTTTTCATTCTTCACGTAATCATGCAAATTCAACGCATTACGCACTCCACCATACACGAGCGCGGGCAGATTGAACGACAGTCCTTTACTCGCACTGAGCACCTGGTTCCCATAGAGAACCGCAGCGCCAGCGATCTGACTCATCGTATTGCCGTCCTTAGCATCGTTGTGGTATATCGAGTTCGCAGCCGTCCTATGCCCATAATCACTGAATTCCTTAAACGCAGTATCATGCAACCTGCTCAACTTATCTAACCTATCCTTGGGGACTGCACCACCAAACTTCACTGAGGTTTGGAATTTGCCGTCACTGATATAAGGACCGGTGTAGTTAGGCAGATATTTTCCTACGTTTACCATATTTTTACGCCACCTCCTCCGTTTTTATAATTAAACTCAACATGAAACAACTCATAAAATAAAACATATAATCAAGTCCTCACTTAGGCTTGGTCATCCACTAGGCGCTCAAGAACATCGTCCAGAAGTTCAAAACGCACATCTTCTTCATCGTCCCCTGACTCAAGACCCTTACACTTGTAGCGCAAATAATTTCGCGACTTAAACAGCGTTAACGGATACAAAGTGGGGTTGATCTTACGAAAATGCTTGTACATCTTCTGGAAGAAATTGAAGTGTTTTTCGGCCCAACAATAATTGATCATCGCTGAACTAAGAGCCATAGGCAAATCAGCCGCCTTGACTCTCTTCAATTTCTCGAGGTGCTTCGTGGTACGGACGGGTTCGAATCCAATGACTCCGCCACAGTCTTTGAATATGTTGCTGAAGAACTCGGACCCTAAGAACTTATCATGCTCCTTGAATTCGATTTCAAATCCCAACTCCGCAGCTCTTAGCTTATACTCTGCCAACTTCACGCGTTCCGTGAATGATTGAAGCGTATCATCTCCACCTGCAACATTTACGTTGCCGGCATTCATGATCTCAGCATCAGTCATCCCCATACGAATCTTGACCAGAACATCTAGCGCTATCTGCGATACGGAATTTCCAAAAATGGTTAGCAACCATCCACTCTTCATGATGCCGGGCACAGTCACTTCATAAACTTCGCCGTTGGTGAACACAAATTGTGCGCCCTCGGCGACCTCACGAACTGCTCCCCGCACATCAATAATATATTGAGCGAACTCCTCATCGTCCATGTCCGCTGGCTGCACTGCCAGCCGGACTACCAATTCCTCCAAAATCACAAAGAAATAATCGAACATGTTATAGTCCCAATTACTCTTATCGCACTCTACTACCTTCCTTCCCTTGAATAAGGCAGCTAGGTGCTCACAGTGACCTGGGTTCCCGGGTGAGAAAGCATACTTGACTGGGCTATCTTTCCACTTAGCCACTGCTACTTCAAGCATCTCCCTAAACAGG